GAACCACCACCCCGCGCACCCGTCTCCCCAAACGGACCACTCAGCTCGCTCGACACCGCGCCATACCGCCGCGGCCAAACAATGTTCAGCATGGGATCGAAGAGCCGGCTGAGCGCGTCGAGCATGTCGCGCGACCGCGGGTTGTAAGGCCAAATCAAGTATTCGTTCTCGATGAAATGAGCGACCATATCAACCTCGCGCCCATCCTTGAGGCGTCGCTTGATACCCGCTCTTGGAAACAAGATCCGCTTGTCACGAAATGGGGGGATAAGCCAACCGATCCGACCATCCTTCGAGGTTCCTCCGCCCAAGGAGACGATATTGAAAAGCTGATTGGTCTCGCGCATCCGGTACTTGAAGTGCTCGATGTCACTTTGGAAGCCGTATTTCTCATAGCCAACTTTCAAGGGGTCGTACTTGCAGACGGCGTCGATGACACACTGCCAGCGCTCTTCGAGGTCGAGCTTGTCGCAAATCAGATCAAGCACGCGCACCCGTTTGTCCGCGCCCAACGCGACGACCCACTGAGCGTAATGGCTGTTGGAGTCGGGATTGTTGCCCGCCGGATCGACCAGGACGTAACGGTTGAAGCCGTTTACCGGAAGATCCTCCGCGTCGTAATAATCGAGCCAGTTGTTGTCAAAGCCCACCTCGGTTGGATCTTTGGCCTGCGACGGGTCGAGCAGCAACTGCAAGGCAAACACCTTCGGCGACAAAGTCTGCTTAAAGAAAGCAAACTTTTCGTCGCTCAGATACGCCGGATGGTGGTGCTCGTCAAAGGGGCCGTGCAGACGCAGCGTGCCGACCCCCCGCTTGATTAGCTCCTGCGTGGTGTCGCCAAATTCTTGAAAAGTCCCGATGTAGCGGAAAATGGGTGGGTCGTTGGCAGTTAAGAGGAGCGAGTTGTAGAACTGTTCGTTGGTGTTTTGAATCGTGAGTGGCGAGGTATTATCGCGAGCAACGACGTCGTCATAAACCAGGCGCTTAAAGCGCTTGCCCACCGGCAGACCCTCGACCAAACCCCACGCTTCAACCGTCGCTTCCTTAGGATTACCCCGTCGTCTAACAGTAATACCTTCATTTTCCGACCAACTTACCCCCGCTTCGCGGCACTGGAGGCGCGCGTCTTGCCAGAGAATATCGTCGAAGAGATCCTTGAGCAGGTCATTGAACTGAAACTCACGCTTCACCAATACCAAGAAATCTTTGGCCATCGGGCGAGTGTGCGAGAAGATCCCCAGCGTAACCTCGGGGTCATTCAGAATGTTCTGGATCGTAAGGCCAAAGGTGATGATCTCGGACTTATAGGATTCACGGGGCCAGAGGTCGAGGTGATTGTCCGGCGACTCCTGGACCTCCTGACAACGTTTGAACGTCCACTGAGCCTTCCGCTCGTCAGCGATGAAGTGCCGCCGGTTGAGGAGGATCAGAAGCAGAAAAAATAGGTCGTGCGTCGCAAACCAGCGTAAGTGATCGCGCTGCGCGTGGACCGAGCAGTGCGAGATCATTTCGCGCCACCGCTCGGCATCAGCCGGTGAGGTGCAGCGTTTAATCGACGGATGATCGGCGCAGGCGCTCGACCGTTGGAGCGCGCCGATTAAATCCTCGAACCCGCTTGGCGGCCGCGACATCAGCCCGCCGCCGATGGGCGTGATATTCCGACTTCCACGTCCCCTCCCAACCGACCAATAACAAATACAAAATCGTCGATACCAGAAGCGTCCCCGCAATAATAAGCCACCACACGGTGGCTCTTTATCATCTATTCGATAGCACCCACTAGCAGCACCTGACTATCGCTCGCTACCGCTTGGTTAATTTTAACGCGCCGGGGCTAACGGACGCGATCCGCCGCTGTAAACTCCCTGCACATGGGCGACGTACTGGCGTTACCTCCCAGCCGGTGCGACAGCGGGTCGAGTATGCGCACGCACGCGTGGCAGCCCCGCTTCTCAAGGTCACCGACGTGCCGCGCCCCGGCGATGCTCACTGCAAAATCTCCTGGATCTGCTTGAGCTTGCGCTCGGCCAGCAGCAGTTCCTTGAAACGGTCGGCGCGACTCTGTTCGGTGGGGTGCAGGTTGCCAATCACCATGATGCCGAGCGCCTCGATGTTGCCATGCGCCACCGCCACCATCGCCTGGCGAAACTTCTCGTGCAGCTTGTGCGCATCGTAGGTTTCGGTCTCCGCGAGAATAGAGACCAGCTCAGCGATCTCCCCGAGCGTCAGGCTGAGGCCCGGCGGCTGCACCTTCTCCGCGTGGGTGAAGGGACGGCCTTCTTTCCAGCGCTGCATATTTTCGTCGATTTCATCTTTCATAGCTTCACTTAATCCACCAGCGCAGGAAGAGTCTGGTCATGCACCAACTAACGACCCCACCGATCGCGGCGGGGATCACGATGCTCCAGATAACCAGGTGCATCAGGCGTGGCCCGTGCCCCACTGCTGCAACTGGTCGGCCAAACCGTTGACCTCGGCCGCCACGTACGCCACATCGCGATAAATCGCGTCGGCGTCGTGGAAGGGCATCACCGAGTCGATCGCGTCCAGGGTCGCGGCAATCCGCGGACAGAAGTCGTCGCAGTGCGCGCAGTCAAACCCAAACCACCAAACGTTGTCCGGCTCACCCGGCCGCGGCACGTGACAGATGTGCTCGTCGCAGCCCCCCGCATAAGTCAGCCCGCCGTGCACCGCGAAGTCCGGACAGGTCGGCGCGTGATAACTCAGACCGTGCAAGGGATGACCGGGCGGGACTGCGACGTACCCGCAGAGGGCGCCGTGCGCGCCCCGCACGATCAAACACGGGAGACCGTGCCGCCGCCATTCGAGACGATCGGGCTCGCCCTGCCAGGGTCCCACACCCCACTGCTCTTTGGGCATTTTGATGGCCATGAAAGTAACCCCACTCATAATGTGTATTCTGTGGTGTCTGACCCCGCCGGCCCCCTGTAACGGCTTGGGGCGCGCGTGGGGCGCGGTGTGCGCAGCTACTTCACCTCGATGGGCTGTCTGCGGTTCTCCTCCGCCAACTCCCGCAACAAGTGATTCAGCGCATCCGGATATTGGCGTAGAGCTAGTTCAATCCGTTCGATGGCCCAGCGCGGAATGCCAGACGCCTCGTGGCCGGCCTCGCGGCGCACCCGGATGAGCGAGTCGAGGATGGCGCGAGTCGAGTCGAGGGCGGAAAGCACCAGGCGGTCGTCGGGGATGAAGCCCTGCACCATTTTCTTTTTGACGGGGTCGAAGACCTGCCGGCCGGCCTTGGCGCGCTTGGCCCGCCAAATCACCAGGCGGGCTTCCTGCCAGAGGTCCACGTAGCGCTCGTAGATGTCGGACCAGTCGAGCGGGTCGCCGCGCCGCATGACCGCGCGGAGTTGGTCGCCCTTGATGCGGACGGCGCGGACGGGCGCGCGTTCCTGGTCGGTCTGGGTAAAGCGGTCGGGGGCGTAGCGGCGCGGGGTGAGCTTTTCGTTAATCGCGCGGGGCTGCCAGGCGGGGTCGAGGACCTCGTCCTCGTCTTTATAAATATCGGGCCGGTCGTCGTCAGCCATGAGGGCCTTTGTAGAGCATCCGCCGGGTGTTTCCAACTCCGGTGACACGGATCGCCGCGGGCTCTCCCCGCGTACCATGCCCGGCGAATGCGCGGTAACCGTAGCAGGCTCGCCAGTTTGTTTCGCGGGCGGTGGAGGGTGCCCAGCGCCGGATCTCCCGGCACATCATGCCCGACGAGCCCCATCGCAACACCGCACCCGCGGTGGTGTGCGGGGCACCACGGATAGCGGTGGGACAGGGGCCAGCATACCACACAACTTGACTTAAGCAATACTTATGGTGAAACTATTAACAGTATGAAAATCTTGGAGCAAGAGACGGAGACCCTGCGGCCCGGGCAGTTCATGAACGATGCCGAATACGCGCGACGGCTGCAGGCCGGGATTCGTGAATTTCAGGTTAAGGTGGCGTCGCCCTGGCGGCGGGAGCTGACCGGCGAGCTGCGGCAAATTTACCAGACGGTGTGGATTCACGAGCCGGTGGCGCTGACGCGCAGCGAGATCGCCAAGCTGCTGCACCCGGACTGGCCGGAGATTGACACCTACACGTGGGCGCGCATGAACCACTGGTTGCAGGGGCGGCTGCCGTATTTGGTCAGCCGCGGCTTGCTGTACGAGTGCGGGCGGGTGCGCGACCCGTACTTCGTCAATGCGGCGCGCACGTCGCAGAGTTATCGGGCGGTGTGTCCGGGGCAGGTGGATTTTTTACGGGCGAGGCAGGCGCGGCGCACGTTGTACGCGCTGGTGGATCACCTGAACGAGCGGAAGGCGGCGTCGCGGGGGTGGATGGCGCAGGCGGTGCCGTACAACGGGCGGGCGGCCACGATGTTGGCGTTGCGGTTAGAGGGCTGGACGCTGGCGCGGATTGGGCAGGAGTTTGGCCTGACGCGCGAGCGGGTGCGGCAGATTTTGGGCAAGGCTTACCGCGAGGGGGCGGCGCTGGCGCGGGCGCTGGACCCGGAGGGGGTCACGCTCAGCGCGTAAGTCTTAACGGGGGGCGGCGATGAACGATTTCTGGATAGTCGTCGCGCTAGCCGTGGTGGTGGGGTGGTTGGTGGCGGAGTGGCGGAAGCGGCGGCAGCGCAGGAAAAACTTCGACCGCGACGAGATTGGGTGGTGAGCAGCCATGCATGACTGGTGGGTATACCTGTTACAGCACCATTTAGGGGGGAACCTGTTGGTGTTGGCCTTGGGCGTGGTGGGCACCATCGGCGAGCTGTTGACGCCGCATTAGAACCAGTCGTCATCTTCAGCAGAGATTTTACTATTTCCGTCGAGCGGGGTGGTCGGGGCAGCCGCGGCGGGTAGGGGGGCGGTGCCGCGGAGCCACCAGGTCACGGCGGGGCGGGGGCCGGCGTGGCTGAGGGGGCCTTTGACGACGAGGCCGGCCTTTTCGAGGTCGGGGAGGCGGCGGCCGAGGGTGTGCATGGCGAGGGAGTTACCGGCCATGTCGGCGGTGCCGGCGGCGATGGTGGCGAGCTGGCGGCAGGTGGCGCCGTTGTGGGCGGTGAGGAGGGCGAGGGTCCAGCGTTTTTGTTGGAGGTGGCGGCCGGACTGACGGAGGTCGGCGGCGGCGAGGTGGGAGGACGCGGGGTCGGAGTTACGGGCGAGGGCGTTGCGGAGCGCCCAGGCGAAGAGGGGGTCGGGTGGGTCTTTAGGGTTGGCCATAGGCGACGAGGGCGGCGTGGGGGAAGAGGTCGCGGACGGCGGTGACGGCGTCGGCGAGTTGGGGAGCGGGTTGGGCGCCGAGCATGTAGAGGTCGCACTCGAGGGTGAGGAGGCGTTCGAGGGCTTCGGCTTCGGAGTAGACGGGGCAGAGCCAGTGGTGGACGAGGTGGCGGGCCTCGGCGAGTTTACTGTGAGGGATGGTGTAACCGCGGAGGCGGGCGAAGATTTGCCGAGCCTCGGACTGGAAGCTGGGAGACCAGGAGAGTTTGAGTTGGGGGGTTTTAGGCATGAAGCACGGTGCGGGGCATCAGTATCGGCGCAACAACACGCAGCGGATGCGGGCGCGGCATCGTTATGGAATGGACCCATTTTTGACGGCGGTCAAGGAGCACTATCGCGGGCCGAAGCCGAAGGAGCTGTGCACGGCGAAGGGGTGCCGGGTGCCGGCGGTGGGGTTGGGGTGGTATTGCGAGAACCATTTGTTGCGGAAGCTGTTGGAGTACGTGCCGGTTACCAGTCGGGATCGTCCGACTGATTGAAGTTGAGGTCGCCGTTGCGGGCGGGGCGGGCTTCTTTGGGGCGGAAGGACAGGGACATGAACTTGATGCCGGCCTTGGAGGTTTTGAGCCAGCCGCTCACCCGGAAGGAGGCCAGGGCGGTACAGTGGGGGCACTGGATTTCGGCGGTGCCGGTACGGTCGGGGTGGTTCTCGGTGGTCTTGCGGTCGTTGACGAAGAGGGACCCGGTATCGGGGCGGGGTTCAAAGTTCGGCATTCAGTTGCTCCCTTTCGGCTGGGGTAAAATCAGCTTCAGCCAGGCGGGCCTGGATGGCGGCCACGACGAAATCATTCAGGGTCGCATCCTGCTGCAGCGCACACATCTTGGCCCGCCGCCGGAGGTCCGGCGGAATCCATAAAGTCAACGCCACCTTGCCGACCCTAGTTCTAATCATGTTACAATACCATCACAATTCATCTTGCCATACCATCACAATCGCGCCATACTGTCAAGACATGAATTTCAGTGTATTCCGTGAAGCGTTGGAGATGGCAGAGCGGGGGGAATTGAGCCGGGTCGAGAAAGACTTACTGGTCGTCTTCAGTTACTTCCTCGCCGATAACGAGGCCCACGTCTGCTGGCCCTTCCGGAACCGTATCGCCAAGATGGCCGGAGTCTCCACCAAGGCGATTACCGACGCCGGTAAGTCCCTCGAACGCAAAAGCCTACTCAAAATCGAACACCCGCCCCGCTTCTCCCGCCTCCCCAACCGCTACCACCTCCAACTCGCCACCCGCCTCGACTGCCTCTTCTGCCGGAGTGAACCTACTTCCCTCGTGGAGGGAAGTGACAGGAGAAGTAACGGGAGAAGTGACTAGGGAAGTGGGTTCCCACTCTTAAGACTAAGACTCTGTATGATCAAAGAGATCCTAGGATCTGTGGCACCTCAGTTCACTCAATAGGGGAAGTGGGTTCACTTCGTAGAAATTCCTTAGGTTTTTCGGGCTATTTTTCTCCGTCTAGGAGGGAACTGGGTTCCCTCCGCATCGGGGCTATACCCCGCCACCTATGCACCTCCCGATGCCGCCCCAACTCCCGCCCCAACCGCCCTGCAAGCGACCTCCCGGTCGCTTTCCCATGCCTCCGCACTTCCCTAGCTCGTACCTCAGAGAAAGTACGCAACGGCGGACTGGCCGCTGTAGTACCTGCGAGGGGGGAGCCCCCTAAGGTATCTCCGCTGGCTGTACTACCAGAGTCTAGAGACTCTGTTAGTACAGAGTCTAGAGAGTACATGAAATCAAGTGACGTACTGAGCCAAGGTTGTACTATCGAGTGAGCAGAACTCCAGCGAATGAAAGCATTAGTCAAAGCGTAGCAGCGGATATCCCACTTAAATCTGTATCTAGCGTCATCAAAATCAACCTGCATTTCTTTGCGCAATCATCTTATTGTCCAAAAGTCAAGCTTGCATCCTCCTCGTTCTTATGAGATACTTCTGGCTCCGACAAAACTCAACGAGGTGACCGATGATTAGCGAGCAGTCGTTTCTTAACAGTTTGTATTGTGGGGAGTGCGGCCACTATACGAATCAACCCAATTGCACGAGTGAGGTAACGGATTATACCGACAATGGTCAAGCGATCGTGAGGATTGATTTTCGTTGTGACAATTACCTCGACGATCGGGCGTGTGACAATTTACTAATTCGGCGTCACGTACAGGCGACGATCCAGTTTAGTATCTCCGAGCTAGTAGTGAGCCCGTACGAAACCTATCAGGACAAACCGTAATCAACGAGGTGATTAACCTAATGCACAAAATTCAACGCTGGCTGGAATTTCACGAGCGGACTAACGCGATCGAAGCAACCGTGTTGGTCGGTATGCTTTTCGCTACTTGCGTTATGGGCGTCCTATTCGCGATTGCTTGCAGCAATCTTTAACCCTTACAACGAGGTAAACTAATGGCTTACGCTTACTCAGCCGATATTTACTGTGATGATTGTGCGGAAAAGCTCATTACTGAGCTAGACGCTAACCGCGTCATCGATAGTGGCGATTCTGACGATTATCCGCAATTCGATTCTTCTAGTGGGGAAAGCGACTATCCGCAACATTGCGCCGATTGTCAGGTTTTCTTGGAGAATCCCCTCACGGACGACGGCCGCGAATATGTGATCGATACGCTGGTCAAGGATTTAGCGCGAGGTGAACTGGGACCATGTGTGAACGAATGGCTCGAGTACTACGATCTGGACTACGAACGCGAGCCCTATTTCGAGCGCTTCGATATTTGTGAGGCTTACTACTTGTTCGCGTCACATTATCACGGTGGCCAGAATTCCACCGAATATCGCATATTCGGCCGGCTTGACCGGATGCGCTTCAAGGCTCGCGATCTGTCTTACGCGAGGCTTTCCGAGAATGGCCGCGCCATTTATCTCAACCTTGCCAGTCAATCGGTCGCTCGCTTAGCGCGCGCGACGCGGACCGCGGCTTAAGCGCAGCGCTACGCAGCGGAGATGCGTTAGCCGCGGCCGTAACCAACGAACTGCTCAACGAGGTGAAAAAATGTTTAACGCGCTATTTGAAAAGGAAACCAGATACTTTCAAGTATGGACGCCTAACCGACCCTATCAATTGTTCGCATCTATCCGCTCAATGCTGGACTGGTATCGCCGAATCAACGTGCACGATACCCGCGGAATCCGTATCGTTGGCCATAACTAAATCACGGTTATTCACACTCAACGAGGTGACACTCAATGGAAAATAAACTCTATCAGGTAATCGCGCGATCATTTGTCGCTTATCAGAATTGCCAAAAATCCCATAACCTCGCATGGCTCGCGAAACATCGCGCCAACATCGAAAACATCTGCAGCGATTTTATGCCGCACGGATCCGGCTTAAATGGCCACGAGGTGACGCTGGACTTCGAGCGCTCGAAGCCTAATCGCCTAGTCTTTGCCCCGGTCGATTTTCATCACATGGACCATAGTGGAATGTATGTCGGCTGGACGAGCCACGATCTAATCGTGACGGCCGATCTAGCTTACGGCTATCTCCACCATTTTACCGGCCGCGATCGTGACGACATTAAAGAATACCTGTCCCAAACCTTTACCTATGTGCTCGATCTGGATCTGGAATGGTCCAACGAAGCTCAACGTTACGTTGAGGTGAAAGCCGCACAATCCACCAACGAGGTGACTATCTAATGTTTATCCACATGCAAGCGGCCGGCTACGATCGCGATGGCCAACAGTTTAGCCGCGGCCGCTTTCTCTTGGTCTTTAGCCGCGGCCACGAGCTATATGCGGCCGTGCGTCACGTGAGCTTACATCAATTCGGCCATTTCATGATGGGCTTCGCCCGTATCGCTGGCCAGCGGATTACCGTAAGTGGCGCCTACGGAAACGACGGTTTGCCGGATGACTACGACAAGCTAACTCCGCAAGCCCAAAGCAAACTAACCCCTCTGCCGGCCGATCTAACCGAAATCTTTTGGAAAGGCGATGGCCATAACTCGACCGGGAACGAACGCGAACCAATGCTTAAGTGGGCGCTTCAGACCTTCCCGGAGGTAACCAAGTGAAGCCACCGCATAAGCCCAAAAACTCAATGGCCAAAATCGAACTTCAACTTATCTTGGTCGCTATCTTTACCGTAATGATGATTCTTGAGGCTTTCATACGCTGATAGACTCAACGGGGTGATATATGTTCCTAAGCGGCTAGGCTAATCACCTAGCCGCTTTGCCGTTTAGAGCCATTCTAAGCCCCGCGAATGGTTTGGCCTGTCGATACCCGGCCGGCCGTTTAAACGTGGCTTAGAACGCGCCTGATAGCCGGCCACGCTATACCGCTATCACCTCCGCTAAGCGCATTCCTTAGCCTAAGCCAAAAATAATCGCAGCCTTCCACCTCCACCTCTTGACATGAGCAAAACTCTTTGCGATATTCTTTCCTATGGACAACGCAGCAATCAACGAGGTACTCGCGAGCCATCAAGAGCCCGCGATCGTCACGGCCGTCTGGATTAACACGCCTAAGGGTAAATGGATCAAGTACCTCGACGAGGATGTTTGGACCTTCTACGAAAAGATCGAAAGCAAGTAAACGAAACTCCGCGGCCGGGGCTGAGAATCCCGGCCGCACCAACACTCTCAACGAGGTGATTCTATGTATCGCGTAATGCGGATTTATCAAGGCGCTAGCTATATTGATAGCGAGCATCAAACCTTTGACGCGGCCATCAAAGAAGCCGAAAAAATGGCCGGCATCTATGGCCGCGGCCGCAATAATGTCATTGCCCTAAATATCGAACATGGCGATGACGTATTCGGCTTTCGGCCTGTCCATTCTCTAAAAATCCGTGACTAACTCTCCCATTTCTCAACGAGGTGACCATGACCGCACTAACTAAAACCGACTGGCAGCGCGCGATCGACGTGCAGGATGCTTGCAACCTATCCGGCGTCGTTCATTCTCTGGCCGAGGTCCTGCCGCGTATCCGCGAGGATAACCCCGGTACGGCACACGTTAACCGGCATCCGATCGTCGTTCTATACGTGAGCAAGCTTTCGAGCCTATCCGGCGCGCAGTTCAATGAAATGGAGGCTTTTAGCCAAGCCTACCAAGCCGCACAAACGGCAATCGACAACGAGGTGACCGAATGAAAACCGACTTACGTAAACGCTGGCAATTCTTTTTCCAGCACGCCGGCTGGAGCACTCCGCCCGGTAAGGCAGCCTGTGCGCTAGATGTCGCCAAAGCCGAGCTATACGCGGAGGCTCAGGCTTGGTCGGTCGAATGGGAATGGGACAACGATGCTGATTGGTCCTGGATGGATGAACGCGAGCGTAAGCAGGCACACGAGGTCTACTCGGCAATCCTCTACGACGCTGACCATACGGCAATCGGCAGTCTCTCCGGCATCTTCGATCCCGATAATAACTATCGACGCTGCGTCGAAGCCGATCTTGCTTGTGAGGCTATGCGCGACAGCGAACGGCAACACGCTCACTACGCAGCCGTATTAAAAGCCAGCATCTAGCCGTTAGGCGATAGGTGGCCGGGCTCTAACCCGGCCACTAAGCCACGCTGCCAGAAATCTAAACGACTGGCACGGCAGTAACAAAGAGGTGACCAACAATGAGCGACGACACGGTAGCCGACTGGACAATCGAGACGATTGACCAAGTCAAAGACTTAGCCGCCGACTGTGGTTCGCACTTTTTCGAGCCGGCAACCATGCGTTTCTTTCGCTCGCGGGTTTGTACAGAAGTTGAGCCGCTGACCAGCGGTGGCGCTCTCTTCGTAACCTCCGAGCAGTTCGTTAGTTCGCACGGCGAAGCCTCGCCGCGGCTCTACACGGTGCGCCTGATTAACCGTAACGGCAATTTCAAAGAGTGCGGCTCCTTTCAACAGTACCCCAGCAAGGCAACTGCCGTGCGCGCGATGCGGCACATCGCAGCTTGGCTCAATGCCGGCTATGACAGCGCGGCCGATCCCGCGTTGTTCTGTTAACAACGAGGTGACTAAGCATGGACGATAAGCTGACTTACTCAAACCCGCGGCTCAAAGCCGTGATCGAAGACTGGCCGCTGAGCTTCAATAAGCGCGGGACGGCAGTCTTTGCCATCGAGGCCGATAAACGTGGTGAGCGTTGCGTCCGGACCACGACCGGCAAAGCCAAGTTAGGCGTGTACTGCAATAAGGCCCGCATCGTTGACGGCAGCGACGGCCGGACCTACATCGCGCGGCTCTATGGCAACGACATGGTGAGCATCATGCGCGGCGACATGAAGTTCGAGCAAGAAACCGTGTTCGATCGGGACGAGCGCTTCCCGGCCCTGCTAGCGCTATTCCAGGGATGATCACTATAGCAAGGGAGGGTGCGCGATTTATCGCGCGCTTTCCCTTTGACTGGGACACCAAAGAGGAAGTTAAACGCGCCGGCTTTTGGTTCGATCGGACGCAAAAATACTGGTACACCACCGACCCGGCCATCGCAGCGAAGTTCGATCCCAAGGCTCACGAACTCGCCCAACAGGCGGTGGCAGCGTCCCGGGCAACCGAGTCCGATCTGGCAATCCCGATCGGTCAACGAGCCCGGCGCAAGGGGTTCGATTACTTCGCCTATCAGAAGGCTGGGATCGAGTTCATCCATAAGCATCGCGATACTCTGCTCGCCGACTTTATGGGACTCGGCAAATCGATCCAGGCCATCGGTGCCATTAACCTTGACCCTGAGATCGAGCTGGCTCTGATCGTCTGTCCCGCTTCAATCAAGCTGAACTGGTGTAAGGAACTGTGGTTGTGGCTCTATCGGGATCTGCCGATCTGCTTGGCCAACGGCAAAGACTTTCCGGCGGTTAAGCAAGTCGTTGACGTTGATCGGGGCCAAGTGATTCTCGCCGAGGGTACGTTTACCCGCGGGGTGTTGGTCATCAACTACGAGCAAGTCGGCAAGCTCCGACCCGGCATCGATCTCGATTGGCACCTGCTCATCGTAGACGAAACCCACTACATAAAATCGAGCGATGCACTGCGCACGCACAACCTCTTAGGCAAGTGGCACAACGATCCCGCCCAACGGATCGAGCCGATCCGCGGCCGCAAGCGCATCTTTATGACCGGCACGCCGATCCTCAACAAACCCAAGGAACTCTGGACCACCCTCCGGGCACTTGACCCGGGCGGGATCGGTGGCAACTGGCGGGACTTTCATATCCGTTACTGTGCCGGACACCAGACCACGCGCGGCGGCACTCGGCACTGGGACATTGAGGGCGCCTCGAACCTGGAAGAGTTACAGCAACGCTTGCGCTCGGGTCTGATGATTCGCCGGATGCGCGAGGAAGTGCTCACCGACTTACCGCCGTTTCGCCGGCAAATCGTGGCTTTTCAGCCGGGCAGCAAGGAAGAGTTCGAGGCGCTCGACGCCGAACGCGCGCACACGGCCGGCACCGAGGCCAAGCTGAACCAGTTACGCGCTGAGGTTGAACGCTTGTCCGTCGATGAGGCAAGCGAGGCTTACAAGGAAGCGGCCGCGAAGCTGCGTAAGGCCCAAGGCGTGGCGTTCACCGAGACGAGTTTCGTGCGGCACCGCGTGGCGCTGGCCAAAATCCCACAGTGCCTCGCGCACATTCGCGACACGCTCGAGTCCGAGAACAAGATCGTCGTTTTCACCCATCACCACGATGTCGGCGACGCGATCGCCAGTGAGCTGGCACCGTACGGCGTGCTCCGCGCGGATGGCCGCGACTCGGTGGAAGTGCGCGACTTGGCAGTTTGGAAATTTCAAAACGAACCACAGTGGCGCGTGATGGTGGCCGGCACCCACGCGATGGGTGAGGGTCACACGCTGACGGCATCGAGTACGGTGATTTACTGCGAACTCGATTGGACTCCCGGCAAGCTCAGCCAGAGCGAATCGCGCCTGATTCGCATCGGGCAGCGCTACTCCGTGTTGGTCCAACACCTCGTGCTCGATGGGAGCATGGATGCGCGGATGACCGAGGTGTTGGTCAACAAGAGCGCGGTAATCGCGGCGGCTCTGGATGCCGACCGCATGGTACAGCCGGAGCCTCCCGCTTTACCCGCGCCGGCCGAGCCGGCGCCCTGGCAACCTACTGTTCTCGAGATCAGTGAATTTCAGATCGAGGCAATCCATACCGGGCTCAAGATTGTGGCCGGCCTGTGCGACGGCGCCGTGGCCCGGGATGGGTGCGGCTTCAACAAGATGGATGCAGATTTCGGCTTGAGCCTGGCCCGGCGGGAGACCTTGACGCCGCGGCAAGCCGCGGCCGGACTGAAGCTGATTAGTAGGTATCACCGGCAGTTACCGGAGGGATTATTAGAACTGGCGAAGGGTGAATAGGGGGCTGTAGCTCAGTCGGGACGAGCGCTCACGAGTCGTTACCTCCCTTTCGCTCGTGAGAGGTCGGAGGTTCGAGCCCTCCCAGCTCCACAACCACACAACAACGAGGTGACAAGATGAACGTATTTGGAATGGTGATAGTAGCGGCGACCTGTACGTGGGCGCTGTACGATCTGTACTCCGACATCGACCGGCTAAAGCGCGAGGTTAAGAACCTTCGCGCCGAACTAATCCGGTTCGAGAACGACTTCTTAGCCAAGTCTATCTACAAACAGATTGGTATTGACAATCGCTAGATTGTATGCGATAGTTAGATGGTCATGAGGTTGTGCTACAAAACCGGCAAGGAGTCCTACGCGAGTCGCGTGTCCGCGCGCCGCTTTCTACGCAAGTATCACGGACGCAGCGCGACGTTCGCCGCGCTCTCGGTGTACTTCTGCCACAACTGTTTCGCCTGGCACTTTGGCCACACGAAACCCAAACCGACCGACAGGGTCAAGCGAGGTACGAGCATGAGTGACTTTATCGGACTCCGCCCGGAGTCGAACTACTCCGGCACCGAGTCTATTGACGAACACTTTACCCAACCTAACCCGGAGGAAGAGATGCCCGACCCCGAGGAAGAGGTGCGCCATCCTTGCCCAGAGTGTAAACACTCGCTCTACCACGACCACGAAGCTTTCGGCGACGAGGACCGCACAGGCTACGTCATCACCGAGGTGCGCTGCACCAAGTGCGACTGCGTGCTTGAGTATTAACTAAGAAATAGTGTGGCACTAACAACGAGGTGACTATTTAAGGTTGAGGTTAACTAATGGCTAACCAGACGCACCCCCTAATTGGCAAGATAGTTCATTGGCTGGGCCAAGATGACGACTACACATTGCATCGCTTTGTCGCTGACCTCGGCAACGGCCTCATGCTCGGGCAACGGGTAAGTCCGCACACCGGCGAGGACCTGCCGACTCAGAGTGTCATTGCTCTCGCGGCTCTGGCCGAACGTGATGTCGCCGAAATCTACGAAAACCTCGATGCTCACGAACGAGACATGCTGTGCGAAGACTGCCAAAAGAAAGAAAAACCCGTCAGGTTGGTTCCGCCGCGGCTGAACCATTAGGGAGCACGACCAATGGCCGTTGAACAAGCGCGAGGGTGTGGCTTTCGCAAGGTCGGGGGTCTGTATCTCTGTGCCGATGGGCCGGGGATGGATTGCTGCAAACTGCCGATCATCTTTAAGACTTGCCCCACGTGCGGCAGTGGAGTTAAACAGACTCGGGGTTTCCAGTGGATCGACCCTCGGCCCTGGGTTAAGCCCGGCAACTGCACCTCGGAGCTGAGCGAGTTCTGTGCGCTCGCGCATCCCGAGCGCCTGGGTGACCGGGTGGGCCTGCTGTGGATTGGGGCCGAGTTCTATCCAACCCCGGGTGATTTCACCTGGGAGGCGCTACAGATGGGTGTCTCGCGCCGCTTACGCGGCGTCCCGCGGGGCTTCGAGGCGGGCAAGACTTGGGTCTGGCTCGCGCACCCGCGCATACAAAAAGACGGCGAAGAGTGGCTCGGCGGAGTCTTCCAGGCCATTCGACCCGATCGCCTCGAAAAGATTGTGACAGACATCGAAGCGTGCGATGCAGACGAGATGGCCAAGCTAGCCGCGGCCGGAATTACGCCGGTCATCGTTCCCCACGATGACCCCGATCACCGAGGCAAAGATGCCGAGCCCGCGGAACAACCCATGCTGCATTGAGGTGGAAACCATGAGCGATGAGGAGCGGGTCGTCGAGCTAACGCAGCGAGTTAGCCTGTTACTTAAGGGCAGCCATCCAATGATCCAGGGTGCAGTCTTAGCGGACCTCTTGGCCATCTGGCTGGCGGGTCATCGCTCCAGTGACGGTGCGGAGGCTACGCGCGGGTTCCGTGAAGAACTCCTGGAGCGACATCTCGCAGTGGTCTGGGAATTGATCCCCGTCAATGAGCACTTGCAGGATCTCGATGAGCGAGCAAAAGGATGATTAAATCGAAAACCCCACCCCTCTTAATTCACGTCGATACGTTGTTCGACGAATCCCTGCCGGCGCTGTTGTTAAAAGCTGACGCTAAGGCGATGGTCGCCAACCTGGTCGCAGCCGGCGAGGCTGGCCTCTCGGCCGTGCGTGCCCTGGTCGAGTCTTACTATGACCAGCAACATAATCGGCTCGAGACCGAGAACCGCCTGCGCGCGCTCAGTCAGCGCGCGGAAAAAGAGCGTCTCGCCATTCCCACCGAGTTTCCGGCGTGGCTGGCCGCCCGCAACCTCGACACCGAGAAAGCGCTTGCACGCATTCTGGATGAGTACACGCGCCAGGAAACCAGCGGCATGGGTGCGTGGGCACGCGAGACGGTGGGCATTGGTCCGATCATTAGCGCCGGCTTGCTGGCCCTGATCGACATGAATATTGCGACCAATCCGAGCAAGATTTGGCGCTTTTTTGGCCTCGATCCCTCGGTCACCTGGGAGAGAGGAAAGAAGCGGCCGTGGAATGCCACGGGCAAAGTGTTGTGCTGGAAAATCGGCGACAGCTTTGTCAAATTGCACAACAATCCCCGGTGTCTTTACGGTAAGCTTTACGAGCAGCGTAAAGCGCTGGAGCAGCAACGCGACGCCAACGGCTTCAACGCCGAGACTGCCAAGAAAACCCTAGCCATCAAGAAATTCTCTGACAAAGAGACGCGGCAGACCTATGAGAGCGGGCACCTCCCCAAGGGTCGCATCGAGCAGCGCGCGCGCCGGTGGGCGGTCAAGATTTTTCTGGTGCACTGGTGGCAGGAAGCCTGGCGCCGGCGCTATGGAACCGAGCCGCCTAATCCTTACGTGATCGACAAGCTTGGGCACACCAGCGTGATTGCCAGCCGTTGACTCTGAGATTACCGGAGAGGCTGAGCGAGCCGTACCACATGAGATACCCATCGAGGTGGAGCGAGCCAGATGAGGGCGAGCAATCCGAAGAAAGTGAGCGAGCCACAGTCCGCGAGAGACCCGTGAACACCGAGCGAGCCGTGACTGAAGAGAATACCGTGACACTGAGAGCGAGCCGAAGTAAGTGAGATGCCCGTCAAGAGAGAGCGAGCCGTAAGCAATGAGCCACCCGAAAGTGCCGAGCGAGCCATAATCGACGATATGCCCCGAAACCTGAGAGCGAGCCGAAGTGCGAGAGTTACCCGACGAATTTGAGCGAGCCGAGGTTGAGGAGTTACCCGCATATCAGGGAGCGAGCCGCTTCTGACGAGACACCCACGTCCCATGAGCGAGCCATAAACTGGGAGTTGCCCGACAGGAGTGAGCGAGCCATTTGAGGCGAGAGGCCCGAAAGAGTAGAGCGAGCCGTTAGTCAGGAGATACCCGCGCTGAAAGAGCGAGCCGTAGATCGAGAGATACCCGAATTACTGGAGCGAGCCGCCCCAAGTGAGACATCCGAGAAAATAGAGCGAGCCGCGCACCAGGAGATACCCGACTTCCGGGAGCGAGCCGTGAAGACAGAGAACACCCATTCCCAGTGAGCGAGCCGGATGAACGTGACACCCGAAGGAACGCAGCGAGCCGAGTTAAGTAGACTACCGCACACTGGAGCGAGCCGTGGGAGAAGAGATACCCGGGTAAAGCTGAGCGAGCCGAGTGACATGAGACTACCAGTGCCAAAGAGCGAGCCGTGGAAAAAGAGGTTACCGCAACCGTAGAGCGAGCCAGTAGCGCTGAGCAACCCAAGCTAGCTGAGCGAGCCGAAAAAAAGGAGACCCCCGTCGGCCCGGAGCGAGCCGCATTGAGGAAGACACCCGTGGCCCGAGAGCGAGCCGTAGTCGCGGAGATGCCCGGTGACTGTGAGCGAGCCGTAGCTGATGAGTCATCCGTCACAAGGGAGCGAGCCGACGCCAGGGAGAAACCCATCAGGTGAGAGCGAGCCATATGGCCAAGCGACACCCGTAGAAGCAGAGCGAGCCGGCACGAAGGGAGAAGCCCGTAAAAGCTGAGCGAGTCGCCAAAGGTGAGTCACCCGTAGGAACGGAGCGAGCCGTACAGCACGAGACACCCGTATCCATTAAGCGCACCAATGCAAGTCACCATCGAAGCCATTGAAATCGCCATCGACCTCGCTTTCACCAACGAGAAACTCTGCCGCGAGCACGTCCTCAATGCCCTCGATGAAATCGAAAAGAACAAGTGGCGCATCGAGATGTCCTACTGGTGCAACAAGGCCATCGCCCTCATCGATCTCCGCGATCGTCGGATTAAGGAACGATGAATAAATCGCTACTACGTCAAGTCGCCAACCGGACGCTCGCCCTGCTGGCCCGCATCCTACCCGGCGCCACCACCATTCGCCCCGCTCTGCACCGCCTGCGCGGCTGCCAGATCGGCACCGACGTTTTTATTGGAGACGACTGTTACCTCGAGAATGCTTTTCCAGAATTAATCAGTATCGGTGATCACAGCGCCCTGGCGCCGGGAGTCATGATCATTTGTCACGTGGGCCGCACCGACAAAAAGAAAGGTAGCCTCTCGGGTCACGTCCAAATCGGCGCCAATGTCTTTGTGGGCGCCCGGGCCTTTATTGCAGCCGGCCCCGACGCGATCGTCCGAATCGGCGACGGCTCCTGCATCGGCGCCATGTGCTGCATCGTTAACCGCAACATCCGGCCAACCGCCCTGATTACCTCACCCGCCTTCGTGGAAGTGGCCACTTGTGAAATCGCCTTAACCGAAGCGCTCTCGTACGACCAATTCGTTCATGGTATTCGTCCGCTGCGCCCACTCAAATTGAAGAATCGTCCGGGGGAACCGCATGATAAAGACAAGCCCAAGCTCCATCCAACAACGGATTAAACGCCTGGTCGATGAATTACTCGGCCTGCGCGATATGCAATTCACCGTCGAGCCCGACGACCCGCTGATTGACTCGGGGCTGACCTCGCTCGATGTCGTGCGGTTGGTCTTTCTCATCGAGGCCGATCTCAACATCGAGTTCCCACCCAACGACATCACACCCGCCAACTTCCGCACCCTCGACACCATCAACACGCTGGTCAGCCGGCTACAGGGGGCTGCAAAATGACCATCCATCACGTGGAAGGCTGCGACTATCTCATTTGGGCCAGTCACGACGAACTGGTCCGCCTCGGCGAGCTGCTCGATGCTGCAATCGCCGACGACAACCACGCGCACTATGCCGAGGGACTCCCAATGATTTGTCACGAAGTGCCAGCCGCGGCCAACTTCGGGGCACACGGTTACCCGCTCAAGCTTTTACGCGAGGAGTAAGCGTGCTACATCCGCGATCATTATGACCACCCGCACCGTTAAAAAAATCGTGAAACCCAAGCTCAAACACGACAAGTCTCGCGCGGATAAATCGCTGCCTATCCCTAAGGTTCCGCAATCTTCACCGCGGAAGGTCCCTAAGCCGCCCGGGCTCTAGTCGATCGCGACGTACTTGCCGTTCTCGCGCCGGACCAGTCCTTGCCGGACCAGGCCCGCTACGCTCCCGCGCGCGACATTGTGGGCCAGGTGAGCGGCGGTGGCAATTTCACTGATGCTGAGCGAGCCTGCCTCGCGAATGGCCCGCAGGGCCGCCACTAGCTTGGGCTTGCCGTTGATCGCAGCCGCCATCTCATTGACCGGATCGTTGACCGGCGCGAAGAGTTGCGCGCGTAGGTCGCGAACCTCATCAATGAGATTGCGGGCGTTGCTCTCCATTTCGGCTTCGATCTCGGCGTGCCGACGAGTCGCCTCGGCCTTCAGATCGTGTAGGGCAATTTCTGCCTCAATCAGCTCCCCGAGAAGCTGGTTGCGGCGTTCCTCAGTATACGGTTCACCTTCGGTTCCCAATACTCTGTTCCTCCATCCATCGGTCAAAATGCCCCCGGTGAAAGCGCCACTCCGAGCCAATCTTAAAGCCCGGCAACAGACCTCGCCTCAGTAGTCGGTAGACGCTAGTAGGAGCAATTCTTAGATATGCGGCCACCTCGGGCACCGTCATGATCTGTCCATCGAGCACCGGAGGGGTACTATTCGCCCCGCTCTTGCCTCGGGGCTTCATGGCTTATTGGCCCTGATCGCTCATGCGTCATACCCTCGCTCGTATCCCGGCCGAGGCGCGTCGTAGACGGCGATCCCTGGCTCAAAGGTGCCCCAGGCGCGATGAAAACGCAGCGGGACTTTCGCCCCAGCCGGACCATTCCGTTGCTTGGCAATTACTAACTCGACCGGGACCGTGGTCGCGTCCCCCACCGCCGGAGCGAAGGGGCTGCGCCCTTCGGCCGGTTTGGGGCTCCAGATAATGATAACGTTCGAGGCGTGCTCCTCCGCCGCACCCGTATCACGGAGGTTCGCCAGAGTGGGTGGCTGCCGCTCGTCGAGATCGCGATTCAATTGCCACAGGACCAGCATCGGAACGTTCAACTCACCAGCGATTTCCTTGAGAGCCAGGACCACCTCACGCGCCGCCTGCCAGCTTTCATCGTGTGACTTATCCGACTTCATCAAACCGAAATAATCAATCACTACAAAGTCCAACGGCCCCTGCTCCCGGGCGAGACGCTTGCAGTCAGTCCGCAGCATCCGCGGGGTGAGCCGCGGCCGATAGCGCAAGGTGATGGGCGCCTTGACGAGTGCCTCGCGGGCGTCCTTGAGGCGCTTGAGTTCTTCACCTACCAGGCCGTAGCGCGGAGCATGGAAAGTGGTATCGACGTGAGCCTCGATGCCGAGCAGACGGGTGTAGACCTCATCGACCGGCTGTTCGAGGGTGAAAAACCCCACCGACTTGCCCGCCTTAGCGACGTTCAAGGCCCAATTCAGGGCAATGGCCGTCTTACCCTTACTGGTGCGAGCCGCCAGGATACTCAACTGACCAACGTTAAAGCCGCCGAAACGCTCATCGAGGGTTGCGAAGCCGGTGCGGAGGCCAGTGTCCTGTCCGTGTTCGAGTTTGTGGATGACCTCGTTCAGAACATCACCCTTACTTGCTTCGGGCTTATAGATTTGACGGGCGGCGATTTGAGCAAATTCGTGTTCGGCAAAGGCGAGCAGTTCTTCGATATGATTCGGGGTATATAAGGCCGGCGCTGTACTAGCTTGCTCGGCAATTCGGCTACACGTGACGACAATACGTCGATCACTCGACTTTTGCTTAACAATTCGGGTGTAGTCAAGAGTAAGATCAGCGTTCCACCTATAGGTCTCCAGCAGGGAGAGGTAGTCCATGCCACCGACCTCTTCCCGGTACGGAGCGAGAACTTCTAATAGGGTGATAGTATCAACCGGGCGCCGGTCGGTCAGCAGGGCGGCGATCCCGCGCCAGATGAGCATGTGTGCGCGTTGGAAGAAGTCGCTCTCGTCGAGGTGCTCGGCTACCAGGTCGTAGAGATCGTTGTTGTTGATAATGGCGCCGAGCACACCCCGCTCGGCATCGTCATTATGCGCTTGGTTGATTTCTAATGGTTCTCCACCCGTTCCACCCATCAGCCCACCCCTCCCATCGCGCGCCGAACGTACATAAGCAGCTCCCCGTTTTCCGCCTGTTTGGTACTTCCGATCAAGACCCGCCAGCCGCGACAAACGGCGTCGTTGCGCTTGCGGTAATCGTGCTCGCGGCCCCACGGTGTCCCGTGGGCCTGGCCGCCACTGCCGCCATCGACCTCGACCAGAAGTTTTAGCGTGGGATGGGCAAAGTCGAACTTGATACGCTTGTTGCTGAGCGGGTACTGGCGTTCCCAGCCGCCGAGGTCACGGAGTTGACACCACAGAGCCAGCTCCCCCGGAGGTAGCCTGGCTTCCTCGGGGGTGATAATCGCGTTCTTCATGCAAATAAAGTCCGTCCGAGGTTGCCGTTCATAGGAAGGCAGCCGCTCCCCACCCAAGGCAGATCGTGAGCAAACCCCCTTTCTAGATTCCTCGGACGGACAGCCCTTATTAACTATCGCAGATACGATAGCTTATGTCAATCAGTTACTTGCGGTCTATTCGGAGTGAGAGGGACTCATATCCACGGTAAGCATCCAACTGCTCGGGGGTATACTTCGCCAAGACCCCCTCAACGCCCGGGACGGCCCGGATGTCCAGGTTACCCTTGCGACGCATCCACCACAAACTCGCGTTCGGTGCGGTCCCTCGGCCGGCCGCGGCCATTATACACATGAGCGCGGCCTTGTCGCTCTGAATCAGATCCTCCGCCTCCTCTTTCATCCGCATGTGCCCGAGCAAACAATTAATTTTATCGAGGGCGTCCTGGTTGTTGGTGAGGTCGAGCGCAACTCCCATGTCGGGATAGTCAAATTTATCGGCCTTGACCATTGCCCAAAATTCCCGCTCGATCGGCAACAACTGTTGGTGGACAAACTCTACATCATATTCGAGGGTGACCACGGCTAGGTCGCCGTTGAAGTAGACACCGAGGTCGCAATACTCGGCTTGCGCCACGTGCATGTTGTGCTGGCACTGAATACGAAAATGCTCGGGGATTTTGCGTTCTTTTACGTCGAGGTAACTGCGGGCGTTGCTGGGGCACTTGAGTTCGACCGCTCGCTCGCCGGTCCAGCCGTCGAGTGACGCGCCCATAAATTCGAGGCCCTCGTCTGTACACTCCATACAAACCGGCGGCGCAAATTCGCCAGCCTCGATACAGTAGCGCTCCCGCGCCTCCGGTTCCAACACTTGGCCCCGCTGCATCGGCGTCATAAAGTCGCCGTTGGTCTTGGGCTTTTCCTTCAGCCGGCCAGTCTTATCCATCCACAAGGTCAGACGATCCTTGGGTAGGTCGTCATACGGATGGAGGAACAGCAATTTCGCCGCATCCGAGCCACCTACGTGTTGTTTCCGCCAGGCCAGCCACTCCGGCGTGTTTTGTTCAAGCTCCACGATCTTGGGCATCAGTCGTCACCTCGTTGTTGGTTCTCGCACGTTCAATCGCCAAACTCAGCGTGAGCGCGCCGATCGCGGCGCGCGCCAGTATCATCAAGCCGATCGCATCGGGAATGCGCCGCCGGCCGTTGGGCGTGTGGACCCGAACCTGAATCCGCACATGGTCCGCGGCCTCATGCTCAATCAGCATCTGTTGCATCCAATCGAGTCCATCTTGACGCAGGAAGGTCCGCCACCAGTCGCTCAGTAGCTCACGACTGGCGTCGTGGATTTCCCGCAGCGTCTCGACCCCGACGATCGCCATCAGGCCGACTCCCGCTGCCGGACGTAGTCAAGCCGGCTCAAGAGGATCTGGTAAAGCGCTTGCTCACCCTCCGAGCTAAGGTCTTCCAGCCGCGGCACCTGGAACTGTTGCAGCACGATGGCTGGATCAAGCTGGAGCTTCTCCATTAACTTACGCAGGTCGGCCACCACCTCCGGGGCCAACATCAGCTTGCCCCCTTCTGGAGCCGCGCGAGGCGGTTGTTGAGGATCTGGATAACGGTTGGGTAGCGGCTCTCGGGTAAGTCTTCGAGCGCCTTGATGTGGCACTGCTCGAGAATCAGCGAGGGTGCCACCTGTGCCTTGACGATGATCTGAGCCAACTCGTTGGCTTTCTCCGGACCAATCGTGCCAGGCTTAACCGTGCCATTCTCGGTGGGCTTGGGTTGCGGTGCCGGCTCCGGTTGTGGATTGATCACCTGCGGAGTTGGCGCAGGTTTCGCCGAAGCCGCTTCACTTTGCTCAACCTGAATAGTCGGAACGTCATCCGGAGGGAAGGACTGCGCCTCGGGCTCCGCCGCGGCCGCAGGCTTTACCGGAGGCGTAGGCGCCGATTTCGGCTCCGGCCAGTCTTGCGCCTCCTCCGCCGTAATCAAACCCTTGGTCACGTCCGGAAACTTATCCTTGAGCGCCGCTGCCAGTGCTCGGTAGCGCCGCATCCGCTTGGGATATTTCACCCAGGGGTCTTTATTCGCTAGGCCCGCACGCCGAGCATCATCCACCGAAAAGGTCGTGGTGTGCGGCTTATGGCCCCGGCGCGTCACCGTGCAGGTCGCCATCTGCCCGTCGTCGCTCTCGTCATGAGCTTCCAGATACCCAGACGCCATCACCAGAGCCAAGGCCGCATCTCCGTAGAGGTTAGGCTTACCGTTGGTAACGTAGATGCTTTGGAGCGCCTGCATGGGAGTGAAACCGACCTCGTAGCCGTATTGAATGGCGGCGAGTATGTCACCAGGCTTGTTGCGGAAAGCCTCGGGGATGAACAGACTGTTGGCGATGCGCTCGGCGAATTCCACGGTCTCTTGAAAGGACCGGGGAGCCAGCGACATCCGTTCGGCCGAAGGCAACCTTTCGGGTGCTACCTTCGTCTCTTTGTTGTCAGTCTCATTGTTTGCCATGAGGGACATAATCTCAGAATCATCAACTTACGTCAAGTGTATAAACGACGAACATCCACGACCTAAAACATTGATCGTGGGGCTCGAATAGGCAAGTCTAGACCAACCGGGAGGGCAGGTGATGGGTATACGCCTTACTGATCACG